GGACTACCGCCAGCAGCCAAGGCTGTTAGCCCACCACCATAATATTCGTCTTGCCCATACTCATCGTCAAATGCCCGAATGTCGCCGTTTTTAACTCCTTCTTCAATGCTTCCACCCATAGCATATGTACCGTAAGCAGGTTCAGTACCCGCCTTGTAAACGCCAACAGGAGTAAAACGAGAATCAAAATATGCTTGTTCGGCAGTAGATTCCCCACGCTCACCCGTGCGATACGGCACATTTTGCCGACCTGTTCCATATCTAAAGGGGCGAATAAACTGCTCTTGAATAGGCAGGCCAGAAGACTGATCCCCAAACCCACCAGCCAGTATCGGAGCGGCGGCTGCACCGCCGTACTTGGCTAACCCCATCGGGCCACCAACGGAACTCATAAACGCGCCGCGAGCGCCTTCGGTGCCTTGAATAACATTAGATAGGCCAGTGCCTACATTTCCAAACGAAAGCGGGGCGGCGGCGGGAGCAAAAGTCGTAGCGGCGGCGGGAGCCGCTGCACTACTAGCAGTTGAAACCCCTAGACCGGGAAGTGCTGCCTGAAAACTACCCGGAGCCGCAGACATAGCGGCTTGAGGAACGACTGCACCTGCCTGAGCAAGACCCGGGGCTGTACCTGTAAGTGCAGGAGCGGTAGCACCAGCCGCAGAAAGCCCAGCCCCTAGACCAGCCCCACCAAACGCTCCTAGACCAGCCATAAGACCTTTTGAGAGGCTTCCAGAAGCAAGGCCAGAAACACCACCAACAATAGCGGCAGACATATACGGATTGATTACCCCGCCAGAGCCAATTGTAAGGGCCGCACCAGCGACCATTGGGAGGATTGAACTTAAGAACCCTGCCTCAACGAGACCAGTTCTAGGGTTAATACTAAGAGAGCCACCGTGAGCCATAGCCAAAGCCTGTAGCCCACCAACTTCTTTTGGTGTCATGTGGACAAGCATCGTGTCCTGACCACGGCCTTTTTCTTGAACCCGGTTGGCTAGGGAGGCGACTCCACCTTGAGAGTATCTCCCCATAAGAGCCGATAAAAATTTGTCTAAATCTTCTTGAGTGGGGTTTTGATTTATGTTGTGTCCTTTTATTAACGCCCCTAAACCCGACCCAAAATTAGTCATTCCAGAAGCCCCAGAAGCCATACCCGAACCTGAAATTTGAGTGTATGTTTGATTTTCAGGATTGTAAGTATATTGATACCTACCCGAAGTTTCTCCACCTTCTGCGTAGTTCATAACCCGTCCCCCATATTGAAACGAAGGACTAGCCCCGTCGGTACCTTCACTGGGAGCACTCCCACCGGGAGCATCATTTGCATCAACACCTATGGTGGCCTCTGTGCTGTAGCCACCTGTAACACCCTCACCTCCACCTCCACCTCCACCTCCACCACCTTGATCTGCGGTAGTACCGGGGGGAGCGCCTACAGTCTGACCAGCCTCAGCATCAACAGCGTCTTGAGTAGCGGCAACAGTAGCAGCAACATCCATAGCGACATCGACGGGGCTAGTCTCGTCTTCCTCTGCTTGTTGTTGGTTCATTTGTGTCAAAGCGGCTGTAGGATCAACATTTACGTCTAAATCTGTTACAGGAATCCCCGGTGCGACTACATCAGGGGCTATAGGACTAACTTGCTGTGTTCCGGGGAGTGAGCCGGGTACAGGAGCAATATCGACAGCAGTGGTAACTTGTGGCCCAAAACTAAAATATGGCGATGTAACTTTTGCGTAATTGGCTTGCTCATTGGCTTTGGCTAAAGCGGCATCAGCCTTTGCATTTGCATCAATTGCTAAATCTTGACCTATATTTGACGCAGCGTTCATTAGGCCATAACCGGGGATAGCAGAAGCAAAAGGGCCAAAAGTATTTTGCATACTTGCAACTGCACCCCCAAGAGATTGGGCTATTCCCCCTAGACCACCACTAGAACCCATAGTAGGTGAAGAAGTAGGCCCCGGAGAAGTTGGAGTGCTACTATCCCCACCACCGCTATCGTAATTCCTTCTTTGAGCCGCCAATGCCAGATCGGCTTGTTGCTCGGGGGTTAGGGGTATAACGGGGGCAGTAGAAAAACCGGGGACAAAGTATCTTTGCTCAGACGTAGGCTCGCCACGGATTCCAGTCCTAAAGGGGACACCCGTAGGGGTCATTTGGTAGAGGGAGGGGATACCGTTCATAGCGTGATTATCCTAGATTTGTGGTAACTGTAACAGCCCCCACCTGACCGTATCCATAGACCGGGAGGGGGGCTACTTTAGGCTTATTTATGGCTGAAACAAAGGTAATTGACCCAATAACCGACGGAACGGCTGGGCGGGCATAGGGATTGGTTGGGGTAGTCCAAGCAGTGTCGTGATACAGATAAACACCGTCTGTTGGGGTTGTAGGGTTGCCAGCCAAATCCGTTGCCCAATACAACTCAATTTCATCCCCAGCATCTATTTCAAATGTAATTTCAGAGTACCCACAGACATAACCTTCTTCACCCGGACTAGCACTTTTACGAGCGGGCACGGTAAAAATTGTGGACGAATTAGGTATGTCGCTATTATTAACTTTAAGCCAGACGGTAGCGTAGTGAATAGCGTTTGCTGTATTTATAAACTGAATACTATAAGTAATTTTATACACACCGGCGTAAGTAGACGTAGCAGATCCCGGTGCGTTTAGCGTCCAGCCAAATCCAGAATCAAGAGTATTAAATTCTACTGCTGTAGGTGTATCGTCTCCACCAGCCACTTGATCTGTTGAGTCCGATGCGGCTATGTGAGGAAATATAACTCCGTCACCAAACCCTTCAAAATCTCCGGCGTACATATGGTCAGCCATAATATCTTTGGTGACTATGCGGTTATTTAGTAGAGATTGGATCCGGGCATAGTTAGTTGATAGGGTGCTAATCGTTGCGGCCTGTATGTAGGCTTGTATCGTGTTAAGAAGTTTTATTGTGGCAACATCTGCCACCACATCTCCAGTTAAGTCTCCGATAAAGTTGCCACCATAAAAGTTATCTGCACGGTACGACTCTGCTTGATTAGGAGTAAGCGAGTCTAGTTGTGAAAAATATAATTCCAGCACCCGTATAAGTTGCCTAAAGTGCTCTGGGCTGTACTCCGAAGGGGGTATAGGTAACGGAGAGGCGCGGAATTTTTCTAACGCCATGCTTATCTCTTACCGTCTGGTCTTGCATCAAGGCGCGGTACTCCCAACTGCCACTGCACACCAAGGTCTGTGGAACTAACTTTAAATCCCATCTGGCGACCACGGGCACGGATAAAGATCTCATCAGTGTAGGTATTAGCAGATACTTCTACTACCCGTTTTTCATCCGTGGGACTAGCCGTAGCCGAGGTTCCGGGGAATCGACGTGGGCGGAGTTGGATCTTGACTTCTGGCTGCGCTGCTGTAGACCCATCAAAGTTAATATCGGGCAGTATGCGGCGAGTAAGCATAAATTGCTCACCATCAGCGAGGTCAAAGTCATTTGAAATAATGTATGACTCCATTGGGAGGGTATCATCGTTAACCCCATCTTCGTGGAAATAGAGTGTGCCGGTCTTTGAACCAAGCGGTGTGTTAACAGCCATTGGGAAGTTACGTAGTGGCGAATCCAGCCAGCCTGTCCGGTCAATCGTGCCGTAGTACCAAATCTTCTCGTTGTAGTTAAAAATTACATACCGGTTAGGATAGTTAGAAGAAGCACTGGGATACATCCACCAGACTTCCTGCCAGCCCTCGTTTGTACCGGCAATAATTGCATACCCAGCATCAAGGTTAATATCTCCGAATACTTGATTACGTAGCGTTGTAGGTAAGGTTTCTACTCGACCAGTATAGGCATAGAACTTATCTTGCCCCATCCAGAATGTAATGTTATTAGCCGTTGCCACTGCACGGGAGCCTGCAATCGAAATATTGTCGGCGTACTCTTGTAACGCAAACACATCTGTTGTACCCGTAAACTGAAGCGTGTAAAGATGTGAATCTGTAAACGTCAAAATCTCCTGACGTGTCGGGATCGCCCTGACAATCCTTGATCCACGAGATACTCGGATAAAGCCTGCCGTATTCGTCGCGGTTGGAGTCCAGTTGAAAGGATCGTCTTGATTAGTCCACCTAATAAGAAGGGGGTCAAAATCATCCACATTAGAACTACCATAAGGCACACTCCCAAAAGCGAGCAAATGTTTATCCTGCTGCGAGACAAGAACCTGACCTGCCCTGACTGGTACATTACTAGCACCTCCAAAAGAAGACATTAGCGCCGCCCGAGTTCCTAACGCTGTAGTTGGATTAACTGTTGCTCCCCGCTCCCAATAGTAGATTGGGCCGTCCTGAATATTGGCAACTAAATCATTGTCAAAGTTGTCATACCACCACACCCTAGCCGGAGTAATTACCGGAACAATTGACCCAAGGCCCCATCCAAGTCGGCCCCAAGTGCCAGCACCCCAGCCGTATCCGTAAATGGTTAAAACCTCACCTATGTCAATGTCGTAATATCCAATAGTGGCTGCGCCACCATTACCAGAATCAGATGCATTGGCTGTAGCCGGAACGACGATTGTGTATGCATTGGAGTTAACCAGCGTGGCAATCTCGTGATTAGTATTAAGAATAGTATCCGTTATGTTCCCACCAAGAGAAGTTGCACCACTAAAAGTCACATAGTTTCCGACCTTGGCTGGGTTACTTGCATCTACCACCGTGACCGAAGAAGATCCGTTGGCGGCAATAAACGTCACATCTCCGGCGGCAGTAGTTGCCTGTAGAGGCGTGATGTCATAAAAATAATCACCAGCCTCAATATAAAGTTTGAGATTAGAACCAACTGCTAAGAAGTTATCAGAGAAAGTCGTAACCCAATTCCACAACCCCCGGCAGGTGCCAAGGAATGTATTTGGCGTAGATTTAACCCAACCACCAATCTTTTGAGGGAAACCCGACAGGAAACGGATCTTGTCCATCTGCCACCAATTGCCCTCACCGGCATAGTTGGTGGTGTCTCGATTGACTCCGGGTCTAAATTTTAAAGGTATGAACGGCATATTTTCCTCACGCTACAAGTCCCGGCAGATACACAGTTTTACCGTTTTGCTTGGTAGCCGTTAAGACTTGCTTTTTTAAGTTAGCAGGATCGTAAGAAACATGTACCCAGCCCGAATCAGGCACTCCGGGGGTGTAGAACTCTAAGATGACTTGCGTGAAGTCAAGGTTTTCTGTGATCCATACGGCTAGGTCTGCGTTCGGGATGCCGGGGATTTCGATGTCCGCCGCTTGCCCTTTGCAGTGGTCTGAGGTTTTTGAGCCACCGACTTTGGCGTTGACTTCGGGGTGGCGGAAACCGGAGTTAACCTTGACCCCCGTTTTGAAATGCTCTCTAACAGGCTGAAGAACCTGTTCACATAATCTTTTAAGATTCTCAATCTCAGCCTCCCCGGGTGTGTTGTCCATACCGTGACGCAAAGCCGTCTCACTCTTGACAAGTTCTTCAAGGGTAAAGTTAGCCGTCAGGTTCATTTCTGCTTGGCTTTCATATCCATGACCTTCTCAAGGGTGCGTCCGCCAAAATAAAATGACATCACCAGCATCCCCCACTGGCCCAGCAAAGATACGAAATTGTCAGAAATATCCAGCCCCATAGCATCCATCACGGCTAGGGCTAAATAGGCAGTTAGGATATAGATCAGCGTCATAGGCCGGATGTTCTTGGATAGCCACGAGTCCGACTTCATGTCAGCCTCAACCCGCTTGGTCAGGTTATCTTGCTCGTTCATGTCCGCTTGGAGTTTGGCAAGTTCGCCCTTTTGTTGCATCTCTATAAGCATGGCCTGCGCCTTGGCACGAGCCTCTGGGTCGGGCAGAACCTTGTCTAAAACCTTTTCACCAATCGACAGTAGTGCGGCTATTGGTAGCATAATTACCTCCCAGCCTTGACTTCGTTATCACCTTTTTTAACCGTTACCTTGTCGCCTTCAACCTCAACAGACATTGGATCACGGTCAGCCATACGATCAAGACGCTCAATTAACTGGCGCATGACTTCAAACTCGGGCTTTTCTTGCTTTGGGGTTGCCCCAGCAATTCCGTTCATCATAGAAATCAAGGCGGTCAGAGATGCACCTAACAGACCCATAACCGCTGCCATCTTGGATTCTTCTAGTTGCAGGCTTGCCGCAACCCCAATGACAACAATTAGCGTGATATAAAAAAGGCCGTATCTACCAATTGATTTGCCAGCCACTTCTTTTGCACTCGCAGCAATTTCAAGCCTACGAAACTCGGCTTGGGCATCAATCTTGGCTTTCTTTAAGTCTTTATCCGAAAACATATTTATCTCCTAATCCCCTGCACGATAGTTTATAAACTGAGCCATGCTTACACGTATTCCTTTTGTAACTTCTTCTGAGCCATGCAAAATAAACCCCGGGAAAATAACCAATCTGTTCTCTACTGGTTCAATCTCTATTTCGTATTCTGGAAAAACTAAATTACCACCACTAAACTCTTCTAACTTAAAAAAAGTCAATGCTGTAAAACAAGAAGTATCTCTATGCGGTTTGTAATAATCAGTTGGCCCATAAAAATTTAATAGTGTCGTATCAAAATCTGAATGAAAAATATGATCGTAAAATAAATTTTTTTCTACTAACTTTGTTTTTAATTCTGACGAAAATAACTTTCTGTTTATATTTAAAATTTTAGATAAACTTCTTTTACCTTCATACAAATTATCTAAAAAGAAAGAATTACTTTTTTGTTTTGGACTATCTTCTTCATCTTTGGCTGGTTTATTAACAAAAATTTTTAGTTCTGCTACAGCACTTAATAACTTTAGTTCACCTTTTATTTTTTCAAGTTCTGTTTCAGAATAAAAGTTGTCTATGATTGGTATTGAAAAATTATTTGTTATGTCAATAAAAGATACATCCATTTATTGTTGGCCCCAAGTCTTAGCACCGGCTTTAGGTACGGATGTAGCCCAGACCGATACGGACTTTCGTAACTTCAGGGGTGCGCCACAATCGGAGCAAGTGTCAGCCGCCAATTCAGCCTCATCTAAGTCATACCCACAAGCGGCACAGACATGGACTTCTTCTGAACGGCATACTTTTACCCCGTCTACCTTATGCGCTTCAATTACTGTTTTCATTTTTGCCCTGCTCCCTTAATGTGTTAACAACCCTGATGACTTCCTCTACGGGGTCAAATCCGGGGGGTAACGTCAGGCCAGCGTTTGCGTACAAATCCTGCATAAATGCCTCTACAGCGGCAAGATTCATCTGAATACCTTTAATTGCAATGTGTTGGCGGATAGCACCGCCCATACCCATACCTATCATTTTTTCTCCTATTTAAACCAAGGGCCAACCATCCAAGTCACTATTGATCTTCTAATACCCTTTGTAACGGGTTCAACTCCATGAAGCATAAAAGAAGGAAAAACTAAAATTGTTCCGGGTTTTTGTGGTGGGTAAATCTTTTCATGCCCGTTTTGTAGGAACAGACGACCTCCCTCAAAGTCGTCATTTAAGAAAGCAAGAACCGTTAACTTCCTGCACTCTTTTTCTTCTGGGTTTATGAAGGTATCCACATGGGCGTGATAGTGACCGTCTACATCGTACTTAAGGTAGTCGCACTGGTTGGCGCGGGTCACATCAAACTTCCAAGCCTGCTGGTTGGCAGAAAGTGCCGCACCAGACATTGTTGCACCGATACCCCTGTAAATTGGAAGAGGTATTTTTTTAACATCCCGAATGTTTTTGTTAAGGATACCCCCAAGGCTTTGCCCTACTAAAGCATCTTCACCCTGTGATTGAGACTCACAACTCTCAATTATCTTTCTGCAAGACTCAGGGGTTAACCCATCATCAAAGAACCAATATGTGTAATCTATTTTACTTTGTTCATGATGGCTAAGTTTGGGTCGTTTATCGTACTTCCACTCAGCATGAGGGCCATTAGCATCTACATAGTGCAGAAATACCTGAGCCTGCCATTGACCCTCTTTATACGGCTCACGCCAATGGTGCTTGTCGCACCCACGGTATAAGATGGCATCGCCAACATCCATCATTATCTTGGAAGCATTGGCACCGCCCTCATCACCCATATAGATAGGCCAAGGATCACCCTCAAACCCAAGGGTTAGGGTGGCGCTAATCTCACAAGATGGACGATCTGTGTGGATCTTTAACTCTTCACCGGGGGCATACAGACGGGCATAAGCGTAGGTTGGGTAGAGTTTCTTGCCTGATGCAAGTTCAAAGTTAGGGAGAAGTTGCTCTAATAAGGAATCAAAAATGACTGCTCCATGAACGGCTTCTGATAAAGGGCATTGATTATCTTTCGTAGTTTTTCCTTCAGCAACAATTCGCTTAAGTTCTGTTGTTAACTCCGCACAACTGTCTTTGCTAAGAAAACCAGAAAGATGCGAATACCCTTGTATATGAAGTTGGGTCATGGATTCACACATTAACTTCTCCTATAGTTTATGAGCGGCAAACACATTTACAAACACTGTTTCATCTTCTAAGGCTTCAATCTCGTGCCATTCATTTTCAAGAAGATTAACTGGCGTTGTTGTTTTGTCCATTATTAATTCTTTATTTTCTTTACGGACTACGCACCTACCGGCAGTACAAAAACTTGCATGGGCATAATTGTGCTCATGGCGTGGTAAACCCTCACCTCTGTTAGCGTGAAAAATATTTATTATTGCACCGTCATAGGTGAATACGTGCCTAGGGCCAACCAATACCGTCATAGTGTTTGTGTGCCTTGTGATACAGGCTGTGGGTTAGGATTAGGTGCATCTTGTGGCTTAACAGCAACCTGACCATCCTTGAAGTACCAAGCATCAGCCTGACAATTATCAGGGCAGTCAAACCAATACAAAGGTTCAGCCACGGGGAAAGTTTGATTGTCTGGCTCAACTTGAGCAACCCGCTGGCAATTTAGAATCTCAGTACGAACCGGATTCCATACACCACCCACTTCATTCCAAGAAGAAATGTATGAGTGGTTAGAAATCTCATTGGGGGAAATTAATGCTTTCATTTACAAACTCCTTATTAATAAAATTCTTCGACTATGACAATTCCTGCGCCACCATTGCCACCTACTGCGGCACCATTGTTTGATGCCATCCCGCCACCGCCGTAAGCATTTCCTCCAATTACAGGCGCTCCGCCAAAAGAGCCGGGGGTACCAAATCCAAGTGCTGCTTCTCCACCCCTAGCACCAGCCTCATAGGCTATTCCATACCCATGACCACCCGTGACATTAATTGTTCCGCCGCTTCCTGTACCACCAGCATAAGGGCCTTGTGGGGCATTACCAGAGGGAGGAGCATTGGTGCCATTAGTTCCTCCAGTAGCGGAAACAAGAGGGCCAAAAGAAGATGTTTTAGATGGTGCGCTTCCAACTGTTACACTTACAGGCCCGGGCACTGCGGGAGCATCTAAATATAAAATAGCACCCCCACCGCCGCCACCACTACCAGCGAAGTTAGTACCAGAATTATTTGTCCCACCATTACCACCAGCGCCAATCACCGTAACCTTAACTGCTTTTAATCCTGCGGGTTTTGTCCAAGTTGCAGGGCTTGTATAAGCAACCATAATATAGTCACCGCCTCCAGCCGCTGCGGCTTGAGAGACCCAAGCAGAACCATTCGATGTCAGTACGTTACCGTTTGTACCAGCAGATGTAAGTCCAGTACCACCCACACTTGCCGCAACAACACCGGTAGATATAGCCGATCCGTTTAAACCGGTAGTTACACCCGTTGTGACTAACGTGCCCGTTTCTTGTGGCAGCGTGATGGTGTAGTTAGTGTTGGTATTCGGCCCCGCAATGGTAAATGTACCTGTACCGCTTGCGTTACCTTCTAGTGCTATTTTGCTCATCTGTTACTCCTGTTGCTTTAATAGCAAATTAATAAAATTCTTCGACTATGACTAAACCTGCCGATCCTGAACCAGCGGAAGTTACCTGCGCAGGACTGCCAGTGTTTCCAAACGCACCACCACCACCGTTTCCATATCCACCTGCGGGAATTCCGGCAAATCCCGGGCCGGGATCCGGAGGAACACCATTTGCACCTCTTCCAAAAGCGCCGCCACCACCAACGCTAAGGTTGCTATCAACGGGACATACAACTGAAACCGCCGCCCTAACTCCATCTCCACCGCCAGCAGCGCCACCTCCACCACTGCCATAAGAGGCACCTCCCCTTGCTCCCGAACCACCACTTAGGTTAATTTGTCCACCAGAACCAGAACCACCTGCACCACCTGTGCCGACTGTCGGGGTGATTGTCCCTGCCGCACCTCCGGTTGCTGATAAAAATGGCCCGAAAGATGTAGTCCCTCCAGCCTGAGCCGAACCCCCACCACTGCCAACAGTTACGGCAACAGGGCCGGGAAGGGCTGGAGCATCGAGATATTCAACTGAAACTCCACCACCACCACCGCCGCCACCACGGTAAGTACCTCCGCCCCCACCTCCTCCTCCACCGCCACCAACTACTGTAACTTTTACCGCTTTAACAGATGCGGGTTTAGTCCATGTGGCAGGAGAGCCATAAACTTGCATTACATAATCGCCGCCTCCAGCCGCTGCGGCTTGGGATAACCACGCTGAACCATTGGAAGTGAGGACATTACCTGTGGTGCCGGGGGCTACAAACTTCACTGCGCTTGTGCCGTTACCAATCACCACGTTTTCAGCGGTTAGCGTTGCTGCGCCTGTTCCACCTGATCCAGCAGGCAGGGCGTTTGCCAGAGTTACTACTTGCGTAGTGTTGATTGTTACTGCCGTGGTAGCCGTGCCACCAGCAGTCGTGGTTTGCAGAACTAACGTGCCGTCGTCGCCGCCAGCCGTCTTTAGGCCAGTCGTACCCGAAGTTACGCCGTTATCTGAGATTATTGTTGAAGTGGGCATTTCTTACTCCTATCTAAATTTTACGACCCAGAAACTACTGGCTCTGGTTGTGGGTAAGGCTCGACTAAACTTTGGATAGCAGCAGAGTTGCTCACCCCAGCCAAAACTTTTTGTGTTCTCTCATAGTGCCAAGTTGGGGCCGTGCTCATAATAAGAGCGGATAACTCATCGCCAACCGGGTATGTGTTGTCATCTTTAATAGGCAGGTCTAATGCAAACTCTTGTGAATATTGACCATTTGCAGAGTAATACTCTATAGAGATCTGACCAAAGGCTGCGTTAAAACTTCTAATCTTGTACTGTAGAGACATTTTAAATTCCTTATGAAATTCCACCGTTTCTGGTGCCAGTATTTATGTAGGTAATAAATGGATTGCCGCTTATTGCATATCCGCCTGCACCGCCGCCGCCACCACTACCAAACATTGGGGCGTTGGAACCCGGACTTCCAGAACTTCCACTACTCCCGTAGGTTCCACCAGCACCGCCCGGGCCACCAAGATTTCCCACAGCACTTGTAGACCCCGGACTACCGGGAGTGGGTGCAGTTAATGAAGTAGCGCCAATACCGGGGCCACCAGAACCACCCGGAGCGGGATACCAATTACCGGAATCTGGATCAAATCCTACAGCGCCCCCACCACCGCCACCGCCGCCACCGCCACCAGCGATTCTGTTTAAATTATTTACGGTGACAGCACGCTGAGTTAAAAATGCTCCACCAGCAGCGGTGCCTGCTCCGCCGGGGTTTGCAAATCCAGTTCCAGCAGGCCCACCGTTACCACCACCGCCACCACGTCCAAGAATTACACCGTTATTAACTACAGTAATAGTATCTGCGGGGTTAAATGCGGACGGTACTGTAAATGCGGCTGTTCCAGTAGACGAACTATAAACAATTGCTGCGGGGCCAATTGTTACCGTGATTTCAGAGTTTCCTGCAACATAGGTTGGGCCACGGTTTGCGTAAACGTCATAGTTTGCTGTATTGGATGTGATGGAAAGATTAATAACTGTCTTCCCAGCACCGCCGCCAACAAACATTAACTGAATACCACTCATGTCACGTTTCCTGTAATAACGCAAACAGTGCCAGAAATAAACAAGATAGTACAAACACCCCTAGTGGCTAGAGTTACAGAAGCCTTATCCGAATCTGTACCAGCAATGTAAGCGGTTGTAATTGTGCAGGTAATAGTAATGCCACCAGAAGTATTATTGAAAATTGATATTGCATCGCCCTCGGCAAAAGTAGCGTCTGGGATTGTGATCGAACCACCAGAGCCAACTTGTACGTACTCACCAACATCTGCTGTAGTTAAAGTATATGAACCGGTTTTAGTCCCGACGGGGGGTATATTTCTGTACCCAACAGTAGATGGAAAGGCTGTAATTGCACTTGCGCCAGTTAAAACTGTTCCTGTTTCATCAGGAAATGTAACCGTTCTATTGGACGTAACTGCGGCTGGGGCGGTTAACTCAACATAGTTAGTGCCGTTATCCGTGTCTTCTGCAAGCCGTACACGACCCTGCGTAGTAGATGTGCCCCCAACCGCAATTAGGCCATCACCATTAATATCTATTGCCATGTTCTGCTCCTTACAGGATTAACCAGCGCTGACCAGACGAGACCGTAATAGTCACGCCAGATGCAACAGTTATTGGGCCAACGCTCAAACCATTCTCACCACTAGCGATTGTGTAACTTGACGATGCCGTGGTTTCATTAATAGTGATCGCACCACCAGCCTGACCGCCACCACCAATGCTTCCCCAAACACCCGCCGCATACCCCTCAAACTGATTTAATGAAGAGTTGTATCGGAACATACCGTTTACTGGGGAACCGCTTCTGTCACCGGTTGCGCCTGCTGGCACCTTGATCTGACCCGTACCGGAAAACGTACCATCGCCGGTAGAGGTAAACGAACTGAATGTGGGGGCTACGAAGTAATCCGAAGCCATGTTGATATTCGTGCCGTCGTTGTATACAAACGCTGTCTTGCCGTTCGGGACGGTCACTGAGTTACCAGCAATAATCACCCGGATTGACTGACCGCCCGTAGTGTTGTTCTGTATTAAGTATGGCTTCTCAATCGCAGGGACGATCAGGTCTCGGGTAACGGTTAGTGACACCCCGGAAGTGACGTTTAGTACAAAGTTACGGGCTACCTGAGTGGCGTTGGTGTCCGTAAGAGTCAGGGTTAGATTGGCATCAGAGGTAAAGTTTGCCGTAGCCCTACCAACAATTGCTTCTTCAAGGGCTGTGCCAAGATTTACGTTAGTAACAGTACCCCAAGCCCCGGAGTTTTCTCCGGTTGCCATTAACTGAATCTTAAGGTCTGAATATGTACTTGCCATTTGTTACTCCTATGCCGCTATCGGCATCCAATTTGGTGTTTGAACATCATTAACTAACTGCCAATTCGGGTTCTGGTTGGGGTTAATTTTACTCCAGATCAGAACTTTTCCGGTACGTCCTTGCGCTTGAACCCCAGTTACAGGCACTAATACCGGGATACTTGCTATTACATTATTTAATAAAACTGTAGCCTGTTGCCCTACTAAGTAGACGTTAGCCGAAGTTACTTCTTCCGTTTGCCCAAGTCCACTGGTGGCTTCAACCCCAGTTAAAAATATTAAAATCCCTGTCCGGGCTTCCCCGGTCTGTCCTACTCCTTGAACACCATTTAAATAAACATTTGCCTTGCCAACTACCGCCGCCTGCCCAACCTCTCCAACACCTTCAACCCCATTTACGTAATAAGCAGTCCGTTGGGCTACCTGTCCAACCTCACCCGTTGCTTCTACGCCCGTAACATCTACAAGCGCCCCACCTTCTGCCTCTTCTTGCCCAAGTGCTCCAGTGCCAACAACGCCTGTTACATAAACATTAGCCTCTCGGCTTTCATCAACAGTCCCAACTTCTCCTGTACCCTCAACTCCTGTAACCGGTACAAAAATAATTATCTGGATGGCGCTCTGACCAAGCGCTGTATCTCCTTCAACTCCAGTTAAAAATACATTTACTTCACGACTTTCATCGACAGTCCCAACTTCTCCTGTGCCTTCCAAACCAGACACAAGGACGTTAGCCGCAGTGCTTACTACTTCAGTTCCAACTTCTCCCGTACCTTCCAACCCAAATACAGGAGCGTTAGCCGCAGCCCTTACTACTACCGTCCCAACAAATCCATCACCATGAACACCGGTTGGGGATACGTTAGCCTTAGCATCTACTTCTTCCTGCCCTAACTGCCCGTTACCCTGTACTCCGGTAACGTAATAAGCAGTACGTTGTGCTAACTGTCCAACCTCACCACTACCTTCAACACCCGTAACAGGGACATTTGCCGCAGCAGAAACTAAAGCCTGTCCAAGATCTACCGTGTGCTGGAACCCAGCAGGCTCAACCTCAGCACCCGCAGCGACTCCAACAGGGTCTAACTCAGCATGAGCCTCTACCCCACTGAGATAAACATTGACCCTACCTACAACCGTGGCAGTGCCAGTCTCACCAGTCCCTTCTACCCCTACTACATAAACATTTGCAACCTGATTAAATGCAACTGTCCCAACTTGCCCTGTAGCCTCTAAACCGGTTACAGGTACAGACTTACCAATCGTTATTGCTACATTGCCTACCTGCCCAGTCGTGACGACACTAGCGAGAAGAACGTTGACATCAACCTGCCCAACGCCCCACTCACCGTGCCCCCATCTACCTTCGCCCCAAGCAGGCATCTAAGACTCTTAGGCGATGCGGATAATCGCATTTGATGCATCATTGGTTGGGAAGATGATGGTGAAGTCACCGTCCGAAGCCGTTTTGTCTGCACCAAAGTCCAACACACAGACCGATGCATTGGTCAGCGTGGTATTAGCGTTGCTGTTTGCCGAAGGAGTGCTGTTATAAATCAGCGCACCACGAGCCGTGAAGTTGGCGTTCGTGAATGTCTCATCAGAAAAGTCAGTAAAGCCTGTACCAGTGTTGGCGTTAATGTTGGTTGTGCCTACACCCGTGTTGGTCAAAGCCTGACCGCCAGCCGAATAGTTAGTACCGGAAGTACCAACTTCGTTAGAAGCGGTGTAAGCAGTTGTATTTGCATCCAGAGTTGCTGAGGATGTATACAGAGCGAGTTTAAACGTGTCTGCACCAGCATCAGCAGACGGACGGAAATCATGAACACCAAGCAGAAGTTCTGCTTTGAAAGAGGTGGTCATC